CACTATCCAAAATAAAGTGCGGCTCTGACGGAACCGCAATAACGCGATCGATCGGTGGATTATCCTCGATAAACGACGCGTTCAACACAGGCAACGAACCAAAGTCTTGCGACAAATGCCAAGTATCCAACGATGTCGAAAAATTCGAGCGGAACTGACCTGTAATCTGAGAAGGCTTATACCGATACTCCGCATACCTTTCTTGATAACCGAACACCAAATCATCGTTCGCATCGTTTTGAGCATAAATTTCCTTATTCAAAACTTCCTGCTCACCAAGATGCGCCAACGCAGGCCAATAGAAATCCCAACGAGTTTGCCGAGAAAACATGCGCGGCAGACCCTGCTGGTAAGTCAGGTCTGCCCGCGCACTTACCAGCCCAATCAACACACAATGTTCAGTGAAAGACTTAGTGAAACCGTGACCGTCAATGGTCACAGTACCGATACCCGCAAGATTACCTTGCGGAGTTGTACCCGCTTCGGACACTTGAGCAATCGGCGTAACATTAATATGCGACGTACCACCGCCGAGATACTCGGGACGCTGAAGACGGCTATCAGGTGAAGTAACACCGAAGTGCGCTTTAATCACCTCGATATAACGCGTACCACCTCTTGCGTCTCGCTCATACAAACGTTGAATTTGAAACGCCTCACGAAGCTGGTTAATAGTCGCCGCCGTCGCAGACGACAGATCAGCCAACAAATCAGAGCCGCCACCGGCGGCGCCGACAGTCAAATTCGAAGTACTAGCCGTCAACCGTGTCTGCACACCAGCATTGTCATCAATAGTGATGTTAGCACCAGAACCGGCAGCACTCTCTACATAAATAGGCGCGGACGTACCAAGCGGCAGATCAACAGCCGGGCCTTTTTGAGGCCAAGGCAAAGCCGAAGTGAAATAATCATGACGCTTACCGCGACGAAGCAACACATAGTCTGCGGGATCGTCCGGCCCGTCATCCGTATCGACAACCACAGAGTTCTGTAAATTCTCATCACGAAACCACTCGTTATAAATCAGGTTATACGCACGATGCCACAAACTGTCATGCGTCAAACCTGCAACCTCCGTCGGGATACCAAAGTAATCACTCAACGAGCTATTCGCATAACCCGTGACAGCCGGCGCATCCATCGTCGGCACAAGAAAATCCGTACTATCCGCAGGATTATCCTGCGCACCATTAAACTTCTCCCAGTTATCCCAAATCAGACGAATGGGCACTGCGAAGAAGAAACTATCCAAACGCACATTATCCATGAAGGGATGAAGAGGCGTCGCCAACCGGGCAAAGGCCGTCATACGACACTTAAACGTATCGCCCGGAAGCGCTTCATCAACAAAAACGGGCACAAGATAACCCGCATCAAAGGTCGTCTTGTGCCCATGAGTACGATCGAAGCTCGACCGGGGGATGTCAGCCCTGGGAACCTGGCTGAACTGATGTTTCATTACTGATCGGACCATTAGACAATTCTCCATCTAAGACCCGGATTTGATACTCTATCGCTTTACCACAAGGATGAGCCGAACTATGAAGATTGAACATACAATTCTCATCATCCCATTCACCACACTCAAAAAGCGTAAAATCTTCCGGGTATTTATTGAAAGGATGATCCACAGTGTTCGAACTCTCACTAAACATACGAATGGCTTCACCACGCGTACGCGCATAAAACGGCTTCAAATAAGCTTCCGCTTTGTGGTCATATACAGTGTAAATTTTGTGGATCATAGGAACCTCCTTACAGTGATTTGCGAAGCTTCGCAAGCCTCGCTTCCTGGACTTTCTCACGCACACTCAAACGCTCTTTCGTGTTATTATCCGCATGCTTTTTAGCAGCCTCAATCCTACGCTCTTTAATACCTTCCATCAATTCTGGTTCTGAAACGGCTTGAACCGTGTCGTAGTATCGCGGTGGTCTGAATTTTCGTCCATTGAGGATGACGAAGTCGGACGGATACACATCACTGCTAAATTTCTCAAGCCAAGGCTTTCCAATACCGGGCATACGAGACTGCTCGGTAAACTCAGGTAAGCGATACCACCGCTTACCATTATCGTCAACAAAGTGGTAATGATCTTTCGCTTCATTTCCGTTAACCTTTTTCATAATGTACCGCGCAGTATACGCGGCGCTGTTCCACGTCAACGCGCCAATACTTGAAAAACCGTATTTCCACAACTTCTCAAGCGAGGCACTACGATACAACAACTCTCCACTCGCACTCCGTTTCCACAACTTTTTATCGGGGAAATCGAAGTTAAAAATAAGATAGTGGTAATGAGGGCGACCAAACTGCTCACCATACTCACCACACATATAAAACCGAATACCAGCACCGTATTCTTTGCGAAGTCTTTTAAAGAACAGCTGACAATGCCGGTAGTCCAAAGATCGACCATCAGGTAAATGATCGTCATCATAAGTAAGAGTGACAAAACAATTGTTATCATAACAGCTAGCCTCGTGCATGCATCGGACCGCCCATTGGCGCGAATACTCTAATCGGCAACCAATACACTGTCCACAAGGGACTTGCAAATACTTCCAACTATCGGGGTTGTTAGTGATAAAGGGCTTCTTACCTACAACACGCACCCTACCAGTGTGCTTAGACTGATACGCATCCATTGGATGATAACAAGCCATTTGACAACACCTCTTCTTTCGTGTTATAAGACTGACACCACTAGCAACAAGGAGACTAAACATGAAACTCAACAATGAACAAATCAAAATGATCGTCAGTGCGATCGATCTCAAAATCGCCTCAACCAAACGTCAACAGTCGTTGCAAAAAGACGACACAGTACGCGACGTTTACGAAAAGATGGAGCGCGATTACACAGAACTAAAAACAGCAATAACAGGACAAAAAGAATTAAACGTGTGATATAAATGTCACAAAAATTTGCCGGATCCGCCTGGCGGCGGATCCGGTCTTTTTTATGCGGCCGTCCTAAGCGCGGATACCTCCGCGCATCGGACGAAGTCTAAAATTCTTCTTATGAGAACGAGAAGCCGTCTTCTTAAACAGCTTCTTACTACGACGCTTCTTCATCTTAAAACGCCTCTTCATTATTACCTCCTTCTCTGGTCTCAGTCAGCACAGTTAAGACTCATTACCTCCTTCTCTGGTGTCAGTCAGCACAGTTAAGACCTAGTAGCCAACTGTGCTGAGCGCCTTTCAGGCGCCTTGTGAGCCCTCTGACGCGTCTTCGGCGCCGTCAGTCGGCTCTACGGCCTTCGGCGCCTGGACGGGCTCTGAGGGCTCCTCAGAGCCCTCGTCCCTTGGCGCCTCCGGCAACAAACCTAACTCGCGCATACCTTCGGCATTCGCCGGGTCTTGCGCATACTCCAAAAACAACTCAGGATCGTTCGCGAATTGCTTACGCACATCTGCGGGCAATTCTTCAAACATCTCTTGCGCCTTCACAACCGCACTCATCGCGGTGTGATAATCCGGCGCCGAAATGAAATCACCGTATTGACCTTTATGCTCATTAACATGAGCCAACAAACCGGTCTCTCGGTATTTACGCATAATATTATTTACATTTACTTCATCACGAAACGACTGTTTCGTCATACTCTCGCCCGTACAGTGAAACTGAACACGACGCCGATCGGGGCGATAAAAACAAAACTGATCACGCTGTTGCGCTGTTTCTTTCTTCGGCATAACACTCTCCTTCTAAAACGGCGGACGGCCAATCTTCTGAATAAGCTTGTGCCGCAAACCGCCACGTTTAACGCGAGACATCTCTATATAATCACCTCCTTTCGGCTTCGCACCGAGACGACCCGGATACTTCTTCTTACTAACAAACGGTTTCGCGGGTATCTTCTTACCAACACCGCGAGTAATGCCGGACAAAACCGACGCCGCTGTAGAACCACCTTGGTAATACATAGGCGCGACAACCGGCCCCATGTCGGAATTGATAATCTTAGTCATCTGACGCGCGATATCCGCACGCGTACTTTCAGATACCAATTGCTGCGCTCTAATAAGCGCATCAGCCGTATGCACGCCTGTTCGCGCAATCGCCTCAGCCGCTTGCGCTTTAAGAACCTTATTCTGTTCCTTCACATTATCTACTTGCGCCACATTCATTTGCGCTTTTAAACCGGTGTTCACAGCAGGCTCAATCTCATTAACCGCCGGGATAGCCGCACCACCCGGCGTCGATGCACCACCTTTCTGGTAAGCTAAAATCGGATTAAGTCCAGCCTTCTTCATATCCTTCATAGAACGCTGGTACGCTGTAGAACTCATACGCTCTTGAAACGCCATCTGCTCACGCGCACGCGCTAGGTTCTCCCTATTCTGCTGGCGAGAACCCATATACGACAACAAACCACTACCAAGACCAGCAATAGCAGACCAAACCATTTCTCTACCTCCATCAGGAGCTAATCCGGCTCTCGTGAACCGAGCCCCGGGGGGGGGCGAGCCCCCCAGGGTCTCGGCCGTACGGCTTCCATCCGGGCTAGAAGTGATCAATCAGACCCGGCACACCGTACAACGGCATCGGACGAGCACAATGCAACGCTGTCACACTATCCAAAATAAAGTGCGGCTCTGACGGAACCGCAATAACGCGATCGATCGGTGGATTATCCTCGATAAACGACGCGTTCAACACAGGCAACGAACCAAAGTCTTGCGACAAATGCCAAG